TTATTTAATTGCAGTTGGTCATGATAAGATTGTCGTCGGAGCTCAGGGGGATATCGGGGGAGCTGGATCTGTTTATGTTTATGATTTAGATGGATCTAATGAATTCAAGATCACCGCAAGTGATGGTGCAGCAGGCGATGAATTTGGTCGTTCAGTTGCAGTCGGCAATAACAAAATTGTTGTTGGTGCATACGGAAGTAGTACTGCTTACATTTACGATCTAGATGGTTCTAATGAAGTCAAGATCACCGCAAGTGATGCACCATCTGGTCAATTTGGAAATATAGTCGCAATTGGTGACAATAAGGTCGCTGTTGGTTTAAGATCTGGCGATATCAATGGGGTTTATGTCTATGATCTAGATGGAACTAATGAAGTCAAGATCACCCCAAGTGATGGTTCGGCCGGCGATTACTTTGGCGCTTGGTCAGTCGCAGTTGGTGACAGTAAGATTGTTGTTGGCGCACACGAGGACGATGACAATGGCAATAATTCCGGATCAGTCTATGTTTATGATCTAGATGGAACTAATGAATTCAAAATCACAGCAAGTGACGGTGGATCGGGTGATGGATTTGGCTACTCGGTCGCAGTTGGAGACAATAAGATTGTTGTTGGTGCATACGGAAGTAGTACTACTTACATTTACGATCTAGATGGTTCTAATGAAGTCAAGATCCCAAGGGGCGGACGGTCAGTTGCAATAGGATAATAACAATCAATAAAATTAAAATTGAAGTATATGGGTCTAGTCCTATCCGAGGATTCTGGATTTGCGCGAAGAAAGAGGAATAATCCTATTATCCTGATATTTGAATAATAATACAATATAAATATTCTTTATGAAAGAATTGACGCTGAGTGAAGACTCAATAAACTACTTGGATGATTATTACAATCTTGATGGCGAAAAGTTAACATCGAAATATGAATGTAACTTTCCCATCAAGGTTGATAATAATTTTGCCTTCTCCCTCAACTATGACAACAAGGGGGGATTCTGCATTGGAAACAAAAAAGAATCTCTTTTCTTCTATTCTCCAAATGACAAGATAGAGTACAAATACAGAACTCGTAATACTAATACATTTGGAACTTTTTTTCAAGAGAAACAAAAGACAAATACTTTTCCAATAGTATTCAATAATACTATATCACTTCTCAACTATAGTCATGCTAGGAAGAAAGCTTGGATCAATTCTTCCAGCCTAAAAATAGATTCTCTGGTAGAATCAAAGACTGCGATCTTTGGAAAGAGTTATTATAACTTCTTTATCACTCAAAGCGAAATCATAATTGTTTCTAATAATTTCCAATCCGCAAGAAAGATTAAATTGAGAAACAAAATCATCAAGAATGTAGAGATAGGAACTAAAGAAGAAAATAAAATCTCTCTGGTTATCAATACTAATCTCGGCGTGTGTATCTTTGATGTGTCTATCCCTAGATTTGCATTCAAGGATAAGAAGTTCTTCTTTGGAGATTACGAAGTATCTATTAACTCAAATAACGAGATATTCTTATACGACAATCAAAGCTCCAAGTATACTAAATTAGATCACTACACTTATTCTTCTAATTATAAGAACCAACGATTCTATCCGGTGTGCCTTGGTAATAATGTATCATATTTCTCTGAGAGACAAAATATACTATTTGAAGAGAATCCAGATCTTGAGTTTAATATTGAAGGTATGTTTTTCCAGAGAATGAAAGAGTTTCCTATGGAGGAATTCCCTGTCAATGCTCGTATAGAGAAGATAGATCTCAACGAAGAAACCTTTGAAAAACATCAAATAAACCTAGACTCTGAGGTTATTAAGTTTCCTTTTTACAAACCAAGAAAAAGAAGGAAATCCTAAAAATATAAATACTCTTATAGAATAGGAGTATTAGTATGCCTGCAATAACCAGCAGAAGTGAATTCAAAGAATACTGTCTCAGAAAATTAGGCAAACCCGTAATCCAAATAAACATAGCCGACGAACAAGTCGATGATCGTGTTGATGATGCATTTGAACATTATCGCGACTATCACTATGATGCGGTAGAAAAGGTTTATCTGAAACATCAAGTCACTCAGGATAATATCACAAACGGATACATCGAGCTCAACGATGCGATTGTTGGTGTCAAAAGAGTTCTACCTTTATTTGATAAGACAGACGGATATTCTAAAAGTTTCTTTGATGTTCGTTATCAAATGCACCTTAACGAAATTTATGATCTAAAGAGCATGGAGTTGTTGACTTATGAGCTCACACAGTCACATCTTCAGTTAGTCAATGATATGATCACAGGAAGAGTGCCGATTAGATTTAATCGTCACCAAAATCGTTTATTCTTAGATATAGACTGGGAGGAGAGTCTAGGTGTTGATGAATATCTAATTGTAGAAGTGTATCGTGTTTTGGATCCGGATACTTATACGGATGTTTGGAATGACAGATGGTTGAAGAGATACGCAACTGCACTTATAAAGAAACAATGGGGAGAGAATCTATCGAAGTACGAAGGAATTCAAATGCCTGGCGGCATGACATTTAGTGGATCTAGAATCTTGGACGAAGCAAACCAAGAGATAACTCAACTTGAGGAAGAGATGTCTACTAACTATGAATTACCTGTAGATTTCTTGGTAGGTTAACATGGCGGTCAATCAATACTTTAATCAGACAAGTCTAGCATCTGAACAAAATCTTTTGGAGGATTTGGTCGTTGAGTCTATTCAGATTCACGGTCAGGAATTCTATTATATAGAAAGAACTGAAGTAAACTCTGATACTGTATTCAATGAAGCAACTCTAAGTGAATTCAATACTGCATATCTGGTAGAGATGCATATAGAAGATACGGATGGGTTTGCTGGTGAAGGAGACTTCCTTTCTAAGTTCGGTCTTGAAGTACGAGACCAATTAAATGTTATTGTATCAAAGAAAAGATTTACAGAAGCCACCAGTAAAACAATTCCTCTATCTGGAGACTTGATATATTTTCCTTTGGTTGATAGGTGTTTCGAGATTCAATTTGTCGAAGATGAAGTGCCATTCTATCAGCTTGGCAAAATGTATGTATTCAGATTGACAACAGAGCTCTTTGAATACTCACATGAATCATTTGATACTGGTGTTGCAGAGATAGATGATATCGGAACTGAGAATACAACATTCAGTGTGGACTTGACTTTTGGAACTGGAACTGGAGAATTCTCTGCAGGCGAGACTATCTATCAGGGAGCGGATCTTGCAAACGCAACCGCAACGGGAGAAGTAATCTCTTGGAACTCTGGAACCAATGTTCTGAGAGTTGGTTCACTTACCGGAACATTCGCACAGAACACAAATACAATCGGTGCAACCTCAGCAGCAGAGTATCTCTTAGGTGCGACACAACAAATAACTTATATAGAAACAACAGAGAATGTAGTAGATAATAGTTCAGATTTCTCTGGAACTGCCGACACTGTTATTGACTTCTCCGTTACCAACCCATTCAGTGAGAGTTACTAATGTTAGGTATAACCCCACAATATAGAGGAACTCTTCGAAACTATATCATAGGATTCGGTTCTCTCTTTGATGACATAGATATCCAGAGAAAAGATTCTTCTGGGAATGTCACAAGCATTATAAGAGTACCACTCTCGTATGGGCCGGCACAAAAGTATATTTCTAGAATTAACTCAGAGAGCAGTGATGTTGCAGTGGTTCTTCCCAGAATGAGTTTTGAGATATCTGGCATCAGTTATGACTCAGGAAGAAAACTTAATAAGATGTCTGGATACACTGGGGCTCATACTCCAGAGGGAAATAAAACATTTGTATACAATCCCGTTCCTTGGGATATATCTTTGACTCTTTCTTTATTAGTAAAGAATGCAGAGGATGGTACACAAATACTGGAACAAATACTTCCTTTCTTTACTCCTTCCTTTATAGTGCCTATAAAGGAGGTAGAAGAATTAGATATAGTAAGAGATACTCCAGTCATATTAGAATCTGTAGATGTACAGGATACATACGAAGGAGACTATTTAACAAGAAGAGTTTTAGAATGGACTTTAGGTTTTACCCTCAAAGGATATCTATATGGTTCTCAGGATAATAAGAAGACAATCAAAAAGTCAACTACGAAGATTGTCAATATAGATACCAATAAAGATTTTTCTCAACAAGAATATCAAATCAATCCGGACACCGCTACAGAACTTGATGATTATGGATTTGGCGAAAGTATAACAGAGTTTAATAATGAAGACTAAAAGTGTGGACGAAAAACTCAACGATTTTCTTGGAATCGAAAACGAGATAAAAGAAACATCTCAGGAGTTAGTTGTGAAAGCTAGTAATGACATACAAGAATATCAGAAAGAGAAAAACGAGCAGCGCCAAAAAGATATTGAGAATGATTATGATTTTCATCGTCATAATCTACATGACTTGGTAGAGAAAGGTCAGGATACTTTGAATAATCTCATCGAACTTGCAAAACAAAGCGAACATCCTAGAGCATATGAAGTAGTAGGACAGTTAATGAAAACTACAGGAGATCTCACAAAAGATCTCATTGAACTTCAAGTCACTATGAATAAGATACAAAACACAAAAGAAGGCGGGCCCAGTAAAGTAGTGAATAACAATGCAGTCTTTGTTGGTAACACAAATGATTTACTGGAAGTTATTAAAGGCAAGAACAGAGTCATAGATCATGAGTGATGTCTACTTAAATAATCCCAACCTCAAAAATGCTGGGGTTGAGATTCAATGGACTCAAGAACAGGCACAAGAATATGTTAAATGTCTAGAGGATCCAGTATACTTCATTAAAAAATATATGAAGATTGTAAACTTAGACACTGGATTAGTTCCATTTGAGCTATATCCATTTCAAGAAAAAATGATCCAAACTTTCCATGAAGAAAGATTTACCATATGTAAGATTGGAAGACAGTCCGGAAAATCTATTACTTGTATTGCTTTCTTCCTTCATTATATACTCTTTAATAAAGATGTATCTGTTGCTCTACTTGCAAACAAACTTGCGACTGCGAGAGAACTTCTTGGTAGATTGCAAAGAGCATATGAGAATCTTCCTCTTTGGTTGCAACAAGGAGTTATGGTCTGGAACAAGACTAATATAGAATTAGAGAACGGCGCAAAGATAATGGCTGCCGCGACTTCATCCTCTGCTATAAGGGGTGGATCATTTAATATTCTATTCTTAGACGAATTTGCGTTTGTTCCAAATGAAATTGCAGAAGAGTTTTTCAACTCAGTTTATCCTACAATTTCTTCTGGAGAATCTACAAAAGTTATTATTGTATCTACTCCACAAGGTATGAATCATTTCTATAAACTCTGGAATGATTCAGTTCAAAATACTAATTCTTATAAATCTATAGAAGTTCACTGGTCTGAGGTTCCTGGCCGAGATGAAGAATGGAAAGAACAAACAATTAAGAATACTTCTGAAGAACAATTTCGACAGGAGTTTGAGACTGAGTTTCTAGGTAGTACTAATACTCTTATTAATACTGCGAAGTTAAAAAATCTTTCCTACAATACACCGTTAAAGATGACTCGTAATGGAACTGTGAAAATATATGAGGAGCCTAAAGAAACAAGTACATACTTTATTACAGTAGATGTAAGTAGGGGGAGAGGTCAGGATTACTCTGCATTATCGGTATTTGACGCATCAGAAGTGCCTTATAAACAAGTAGCAACATTCAGATCTAATGAAATGCCACCTATGGTATATCCTACATTAATAAAGAATATAGCAGTCGAGTATAATGATGCGTATATACTAGTGGAGATTAATGACGTAGGACAACAAGTTAGCGATATTTTATACCACGATCTTGAGTATGAAAATATGATTTCAATTCATAACGATACTCGTAAAGGCCAGTCGATTAGTTCTGGTTTCGGTAAAGCCTTTACGTTGGGAATCAGAACAACCAAGGCCACCAAAAAGATTGGTTGTTTTAACATGAAGAGTTTGGTTGAAGAAGACAAGATGATAATTAACGACTTCGATACCATAAACGAATTGACAACTTTTGTTTCAAAAGGACACAAATACGAAGCAGAAAATGGTAAAACAGATGACATGGTAGACACGGTGATGTTATTCTCTTGGATGGTCACAGATCATTACTTTAGAGAACTGTCCGATTTAGATACCAGAAAAGAGATTTATGAAGAAAGAATTCGTATGTTAGAAGAGAATATGACACCCTTCGGATACATCCAAGACGGTGCAGAATTGGGGAATTTTTCAGACGACGAAGGACAAGTCTGGCAAGTTGTTGAAAATAGTCTTTAGGATTATTAAAAAACACTTTTTTTATAAATATTGATTAAAGAAGAATACACTTAAACTAATGAGTTTATGATAAATTTTAAGGAGATGATAAAATGCCATTTCAAGTAAGTCCCGGCGTTAATGTATCAGAAGTAGACCTAACTACTACCACTCCAGCAGCTGCGGTATCCGTAGGTGCGTTGGTGGGTCAATTTGCAAAAGGCCCAGTAGGTAAAATAGTTACGGTTTCTAGTGAAACTGAATTGGCGCAAGTTTTTGGTAAACCAACAGACCAAAACTATAGATCTTTTTACACCGCTGCAAATTTCTTGGCATATGCTGGAAACTTGCAAGTTTCTAGAGTTGCTGGAAGCGGAACGCTCAGCGCTGTTGCTGGTGTATCAACTACCACTTCTGGAACTCCCACTACCGAAACTTTAACCGCTGTAGCTGGAACCGAAGAACCAGATACTGGTAACGGAAGTACTGCAGTATTCACAATCGACAGATTAACAACAGGTTCTGAAGTTGAAGTTTACACAGGTAGCGATACAAGCGATTCTAGTGCTTTGGTAGATTCTTCCACATACAGTGTTGTAGACAATACTGGATCTGGAAATGCTACATTGACATTTACTTCCGGAAATGAACCAGCTAGTGCATTTACTATAAAAATATTAGACAAAAAAGTATTTACTTTGAGTTCTACAGTTAGTGCAACAGACACAGTTTCTATTTCCGCATTAAGCATTGGATCAGATTTTACTGTCAACGGTCAAGATATTACTTTTACATCTGCTCCTTCAAGTGATGTGACAGTAACAATTACTCCACAACCATCAACATCATTTGCATATAGTCCAGAATTAGTCGGAACTTCCGATGATGTATCATTTGGTTCTGGTCAAGCTGGAGGAGCGGAGTTTGTTGCAAGAACTCCCGGCCCTCATGGAAACTCATTGAAAGTTTATATGGTTGATGCCGGTACGTTCACAGACTTGTCTTCGACTTTACAAAACGAATTCTCTGGATCTCCGAGCACTGGAGAACTGCACATTGTCGTATGTTCTTCCGAGTCTGGGACTGATAAGGTTGTTGAAAAGTTTTCATTCTTATCAAAAGCATCTGATGGAAAACTTGAAGATGGAACAAATATCTACTATGTAGATTATGTCAACGAATATTCTGACTACATTTTTGTAGTAAATCATACTTCGGAAGGAACTAATTGGGGAACTCCGGCAGAAGGAACTACATTTGCAAGTCTTAGTTCATCAGTATATGTTCCTTTTTCCGGTGGATCTGAAGGTTCCGTACCTACTGCCGGACAAGCAATCTCGGCCTACAGTGTTTTTGAAGATGCAGAAACTACAGATGTTGCGTTAATAATGTCAGGAGAATGGGGTGATGTTACAGACGGAAATACCGTCCAAGCACACATCATCGATACAGTCGCAGCTGGGCGAAGAGATGCGGTTGCTCTGATTTCTGCAAGATATGCCGATTGTGCTTCTGCCGATGCAGCTGGTTCAGTAATTAGTTACTTTACTTCTACAATGACAAGTAACAGCAATTATGCATTTGTAGATTCAAACTACAAGTATCAATATGACAAGTATAATGATAAGTATCGATGGGTTCCTTTGAATGGAGACATCGCGGGTCTTATGGCAAGAACTGACAGCGAAAGAGATCCTTGGTTCTCTCCTGCCGGTTTCAACCGTGGCGTTATCAAGAATGTTGTTAAGACTGCTTGGACACAAACAAAGGCGAACAGAGA